GGCCCAAGCCCTGGCGACCACAGGTAGTTGCCCGAGCCGTCCTTCAGCTTGCGGATCCGCGCGATGGTGTCGCGGTGCATCACCCAGCGCGTCGCCGGGCGCGACCAGTAGGCCGCCTTCAGCGCGTGCTTGGTGTCGAGGATGTTGTCCGCGGTGAACGACGTGGTCGCCGACGCCGTGGTGTCCCGCGTGGTCGGGATGCCCTGCACCGACGCGGTGAACACGCCGAGCGGCTGGCCGCTGGCACCGGTGCCGGTCAGGAACGCCTTCTCCTCGGTGATGCCGAACTTGTAGGCGAGCCGGGCCTGCACCCACTGCTCGATGTTGACGCGCGACTGGTTCACCAGCGTGCGGCTAATCTTGACTTCCTTGCTGAGCCGCGTGGGCCGCAGCGTGCGGAGGCCGGTGCGCATCGCCGTGTCGGTGGTCACGCTCGCCACCTCGGTGAGCCAGTCGGCGTCAGCCGGATCGGCGTCCCACGTCGGGGCGATCAGCTCGGTGCCGACGTCCATCGGGATCACCGTGGCCAAGCGCCGCAGGTACACCTCGTCGTCGATGAACTTGATGATGCCGTTGGCCAGCACCGCCGGAGCGACGAGGTAGCCGCCCTGCGCATCGACGCCCGCCGACAGGTCCTTGCGCTCGGCGGCGCTCAGCATGCCGCCCTTGAACCAGTTGCGCACGAGCTGCAGCTGGCGCTGCTCCACGTCGTTGCCCGCCGCGATGCCGCCGATGCCGAGGCGCTGCTGCGGCGCGCTCAGCTGGGCCATCGCCGACGCTGCCGCCGCATCGCGCTCGAGGCGCTTGGCGTCGGCCATCTTGGCGTCGAACTGCTCCATGATGCGGTCGTACTGGGCCGAGTCATCCGCGCTCAGCCCCTTCGGGTTCTCCAGCAGCGATCGCGCGCGGCCGTAGAGCTCCGTCGCCTCGTTGTACAGGCTTTGGATGTTCATGAGGTTCTCCCACTCCGCAGCAGCGCCAGTGCCGCCGCCGCTACCCGCAGTTGGCGTTCTCGACCATCCACCGGCAGAGCGGGTGCGACACGCGCGGCGCGCTCCTCGTCGGGATCAGGCTGGGTGATCAGGCGCACACTGGTGGCGCCGAGCTCGATCGCCGCCTCGGCGATCTGGTTGATAAGCTGTGTGTCACGCGTCGAGTGCCGTGCCCCGGCCTTCATCGCCGCGCGCAGCGCGTGCAGCAGCGTGCCGATCGGCATCGTGCTGGTGCGCGCCTTCGCCGCAACCGTGGCGCTGTTCGCGCCCCAGTTGACGTCGCTGGTCTCGTAGAGCTTCAGCTCGCGCAGGTTGCGCACCACGCCCAGCGGGCTGTCGCCGTTCTCCTCGAAGTCGAACCGCACGGCGTCGAAGGCGAACGACATCTCGAGCGGCGCGCCGCTGCGGATCGCCGTCAGCACCTCGTTGGCGCGCGGCGTGTCGAGGTACGTCCGCGTCACCTCGGCGCCGCCCGTGGCCGTCGGCGCGCGCATCAGCACTTCTGCCGGCAGCGCCTGGCGCGGCACCTCGCGGATCGAGTCGATCAGCGCGATCGGCGGCGCGTCCATGTCGTGCTGCCACAGGTGCAGCACGCGCCCGGCCCGCTCCGAGAGCGTCTTCGAGAAGGCGCCGTTGTGGATGATGTCGGCGTAGCTGTCCATGTTGCCGAACACCGAGAAGATCCCGGTCACCGTGCGATCGTTGATCGACGACGGCATCAGGAAGCCCGCCTTGCGCTCGTGACGCGACGCGCTGAGCCACGTCTTTGTGCGCGCATCGCTCTCTTGCATGCTGGCCACCTGGTCTTCCGCCCAGCGCTGTGCGCGCTCCGACTGTCGCCGCGTGCCACCGCCCCACAGCGCGTGCGCGACGACGCCCGGCGACGGGTAGTCCGGGTGGTCGGGGTTCGCCGCCGGCGCGTCGAGGTCGGCCATGTGCCGCGCGAACCACGCCGCCATCCTGACCGCCTTGTCCTCGCTCACGAAGCCGTCGGCCATCTGCCGCGCCTCGCGGATCGTGCGCTCGACCACGCCGTCGCCGGACAGGCCGGCGCGGTGCCACTCGAGGCCCCGCCGCGCGTTCGCGCGCAGCCAGGCCGGCGCGTCAAACTTCGTCTCGAGGATCGGTCCCGCGAGCTTGCGCCGATCCTCCTCGTCGTCCTGCATCTCGGCGACGTAGTAGTCGATGATCGCCCGCGCCTCGTTGACGATGTCCTCGTCGAGGTCGGCGGTCTGCGGCAGGCGCGACGCCGCCGCGCGCAGGCCGCTCGACAGCACGGTGAGCTCGCCGCCGATCACGTCGGCGATGCCGAGCTTGTAGCTGCCGCGCAGCTCAGGCCGCTCGTCGTCGTAGACGAGGAACGCCCGCCGCGCGAGCTCGTAGTCCGGCTCGTCGCTGTCGAACATGGCCAGCTCGAAGACGCGCCGGGCCGCCGCCGGACCATCCCAGCGCAGCGTCTCGTTCAGTGGCAGATCCGTGTCTGCGCCGATGACCCATGCCATGCCAACACCTCAGATCACGCGGTAGCCGTCGATCTCAACATCGAACCCCTGAAACGGATCATACGCATCGAGCGTCGTTGCCACGCCCACGGCCGTGCCGCCGGCTGCGACGTTCTCCTGCGCCCATTCTAGCACAAGCCTCAGGCGTTCATTGGCATCAAGCTCTGGCCTGATGTCCTCGTAGGGCATCGTCTCGAACTCGACGACGCGCAGGTACAGCTCGGCGATCTCCGGCACTGGCCCGGCCTCGACGATCGCCCAGCCGTCGTCGAGGTCAAACGATAGGACGATGGTGCTGTTCGGCAGTTGCATCGTGATCATCGCACCACTCCGTCAGACGGCGGGATCTCGCCGGTCTCTGGGTCGCGGACGCGCGAGAACGCGAGCGGATCAGGGTTGAACATCATGCGTTCGCCGGCCTGGTAGCTGCTGGGATCACTGAGCAGGTCGAGGACGAACATGAACGTTTCAGGATCTCGAGCGATAAGATCTGGGCCTCCAGCAATCATCTGCGCAAACATTGGGACGATCTCGTAGTCTTGACCAGCAACGTCTCTGTCTTCTCGTTGTTGAACAGGTTTATAAATTGCGCCGATCAAAGGATCCCAAAACTCGCCGCGTCGCACGAGGTTTGCGCCGCGATGCTTGTCGTCATAGAAACTATTCAGGCCGAACACGCTTACTTCCGGTCCTGTGCTGCGTCGATCCAGATACGCTTGAATGCGCTGTCGCATCGGCAGATGCTGGCTCTGCACTAAGTGCAGCAGGTTATGCATGAGCATCGTCTCGTCGGTCGAGCCATACTTTGGTATGCCAATGGTGTCACGGCCTGAATGCCAGCTGCCGTTGATTCCTCGACTGAAGTAGTACTCGCCTGAGATGGTGCGCCCTTGGCCGCCACCGACCCGAGGTGATATGGCCACCAGAGTATCGAGGCCCATGTTGAGCTCAGTGCCGGCGGCGCTGCGCGCTGGCAACAGCCGCGCCAGTCGATCCTGCACGGCCTTCAACGCGACCTGTGTCGCATCATAGTCCAGTGTCTGCTTGACGGTATCATCAGGGTCCTTGACGTACTGCCCGCCGCGGCTTTGGATACCCCAGCTGCTGAACCCTGGTCGTCGTTGCTTCTTTGCAACAGGGCTGTCCTCAGACACGCCGAGCATCGACCAGAGGTCCTGTTTGTTCTTCTTGCGCGCTGTGGCCAAAATACCGCGCGCTTGCTCGTACGAATCGATCTCCTTGCGCACAAACTCGAGGACAGAGCGATCCGATTGGCGTTCCTCCTCGGTCGAGTACTCCTCGTAGTCCTCGCGTGCCATGCGCAGCTCGAGTCGCGTCAGCGACGCTTTCAAGTCTTTGATCTCGCCTTTGAGTCGCTCAACCTCCTGCTCTGCAAAATACAGTTTTGTCCTCGACATGTTGCTGATTTCCTGAGCGATGCGCTGCGCACGCTCAGACGGCACGTAGGTGCCATCGGGCAAGAACTGACCTCGTGTAGGCAGCGGCTTCGGCGGTCCGCTGACTGGCGCGGCGGGCATCGAGAACTCGTCCTTGAGCACCGGCGACAGCGTGCAGCGGCAGTTGGGATGCGCCGGAACCTCACGTCCGCTGCCGAACGGGCCGCCGAGCGTCACGACCTGGCCATTGAGCGCGTTGCAGATCGCGCAGGCGTTGGTCTCGGCGACCCACTGCATCCGGTCGACCTCGCCGCTCTCCTGCCACGCCAGCACCTGGCCGCGGCTGTAGGCGTACGCCGACTCCGTCACCGCGATCATGAAGGCGCGGTAGGGCGCATCGAACGGCCGTACGGTCGTGCCGTCGGCGAGCGTCTCGGTCACGCCGCGCAGCAGCTTCGCCGCCTGGTTGTAGCTGATGCCGTCGGCGTCGACGAGCGCCATCACGCGCCGCACCTCGTCGCGCGTCGTGTCGGCCACGCGGCGCACCTTCTGCGCCAGGCCGGCGATCGTCTCCTGCACGCGCGGGTTGCGCAGGTCGAACGCCGTGCCCAGCTGCACCTGCTGGCCGGCGCGCTCCCACGCGCGCTCGAGCAGCAGCGGGTAGAACGCGCGCATGATGATGCTGATCTCGGTGCCGTCGTCGAGCGCGCCGACCACGGTCTCGACCTGCGCTGGCGTCGGTGGCGTGTAGTCGTCGCTCATACGGTGCGCGCCTGCTCCTCGGCAGCGCGGCGCTCGGCGATCGCGTCGATCTCCTGCGCTGCCGTGCGGTACTGGTCGTTGACGTAGCGGCGCAGCCGCCGGAACATCGACTCCGCCACGTCGTCGATCGGCGGCGGCACGTAGTCGGCCACCGGATGCGGCGAGCGCGCCGGCGCCTTCAGCGCGCGCGTCTCGACCGGCGTGTCGTCCACCGGTGCCGCGGCGGGCGTCGGCGCCAGCGTCGGCATGCCGATGACCGGGCTGTGCTGCGCATCGAGCAGCTGCACGCTCGTCGGCACGCTGTACACGTCGCCGGCATCATCGATCGGCAGCGCCAGCGCCTTGCGCGCCTCGTTGCGCGTCATGATGCCCGCGTTCCACGCATTGATGGTACGCTCGACGCGCGCCGCCTGGTCCTCCTGCAGCGCGGCGACCGTCGACAGGTCGTAGCGCACCACGACGCCGAACAGGTCGCCGAGCGCCGCCTGGATCTCGCCTTCCCACATGCGCCACAGCGGCACCAGCGTTTGCTGCGTGTAGCTGACGCGCGCCTCGGCGTAGTTGCTGTACGTCGAGCGGTCGAGGCCGATGCCGAGCCCGGCGACGATCGCCGGCACGCGGAACGCCGCGGCGATGTGCGCCTCGGGCACGCGCATCAGCGCATCGAACGCCAGCTCGGCCATCGACATGCCGATGCGCGACACCGTCACGCCCTCCTCGAGCACCGCGACGCCGCCGCGCTGGTCGCCGCCGTAGCGCTCGTTCCACTGGCCCTTCATGCGCCCGACGGCCGTGTCGTCGAGGATCGTGCCGACCGGCGTGGTCAGCACCACGCGCGGCATCGCGTCGTTCTTCAACAACGCACGGACGTAGCGCATCGCCTCGTTGGTGGCATCGACCTCCGCGGCGACGGCGACGAGCGGCGGCAGCGCGACCCACGGCTGCTCGAGGTCGACGCTCGGCCAGCGGATCTGGATCACGTCCTCGACCGGCACCGGGAACTCGGTGCCGTCCGCGTTGACGTAGTCGTACCGCGCGATCCACGTGCGCGCGTTGGGATCGCTGGCAGGCACTGGCACCATCTGCCCGGCGTGGTACGGCCACAGCTCGACCGGCGTGCCGCGCCGATCGCGCACGACGTGGATGTAGGCGCTCCCGCCGACGGCGGCGTACACGGCGAGCAGCGTCCAGAACTCGCGCTGCGAGTGCATCGCGTTCGGTCGGGCCAGCAGTCGCGCCAGCGGCGAGCTGCCCATCTCCTCGCCCTGCGCGTTGTAGCAGCGCAGCGCCGGCTCGACGAGATCGAAGGCCAGCGTCGACACGCACGAGAACACGGCGGCGTTGCGCCGGTAGCCGTCGCGCGACAGCGCGCGCCACGTCGGCTCCAGCACCGTGCTGTCCAGCCAGCGCGGGACGATGCTCAGGCCGCCGGCGCGCAGCAGCCACCGCGCCAGACCGTGGCGAACTCTCGATGTGATCGACATCACCGTACCCCCTGATAGGTCGCCGCCCGCAGCAGCGGGATTGCGCCACTCACGCTATCGACCTGGTCGTCGTGTGGCCCAGCTGGGAACGCTGTGGCCTCGTCGATGAACTCCCGCACCCACGGCCCGGCGACGAGCGCGACCTTGCCGGCCTCGGCCCGCGCCGCCCACGGCATCGCGCGCTGCAGCTTGTCGCCGCGAGGCGCGATGCCGCGCAGCGTGACGCCGGCGAGCTCGCGATCGCGGCGCAGCTCCTGCAGCGCGGCCAGGCCGTGCATGGCCTGCTCGACGGCGTGGATCGTCTGCGGCTCGCGCAGCATGGTCTGCACCAGCACTGACCGCGCGTCGGGCCACTCCCAGCGGCCCCGCACCATGTCGCGCACGTACAGCGTGCCGTCGTCGGTCATCGCCACCGCAGCGCTGGCGGTGTAGTCGGCGGTGTTCTTCGTCGACGCGGCGAGGTCCCAGTACCGCACCCAGCGCAGGCCCGGCGGCGCGGCGTCGACCACGCGGAACCACGCCCGGCGGAACATCGCGCCGTCGGGCTCGACGAACTCCCCGCCGATCTCCTGCGCCGCGAAGGTCGACGTATACGACGCCTCGAGCGTGGCCACGAACTCCGCCGGCAGGTAGGGGTTATCGCGCGAGCTGCTGCGGATCAGCGCGTAGTCCGGGCCCGCCGCCTGCCACGTCTGCCACACCCAGTTGCGTCCGCGCGGCGTCGTGGTGATCCACGCACGGCCGGGGGCGACGCGCAGTCGGCCCAGCATGATCAGCCACACGTCGTGCGGCATCATCGCCGCCTCGTCGAGCCAGAACCACGACAGGTTCGGCCCGCGCAGCCGGTCGGGATCATCGGCGCTGCGGAACAGGATGGTGAGCCCGTTGATGAGCTCCATGCGCATCTCGGTGCGGTGCCACGACTTGACGATGTTTCCGCGCTGCGCCAGGTCGGCGACGCTGCGCAGCGTCGCGTCGCGCAGCATCGGGTAGGTCGGCGCCAGCACCATGCCCACGCCGGGCGGCTGGCGCAGCGCCTCGACGGCGCCGGCGCGGGACTTGCCGCTGCCCACGCCGCCGACGAACGCGCGGTAGCGCGCCGGCGATCGCCAGAACTCCCGCTGCGGGCCGGTGGCGCTGCTGTGCCGCAGCACCACCTCACGGTGTGTCGTCGCCGATGTCGATGACAATCTTCGTCTCGCTGTGTACCGTCTGCTCGATGTGCTCGCGCTGGCCGAGCACGCACTTGCCCAGCCAGATCAGCATCGTGTCGCTGCCGTCGCGGGCGCGCTGCAGCTGCAGCGTGCGGATCTGCTGGTGCAGCTCCGCCCTGCCCTGCTTTAAATAAACGCCATAACGGCGCAGGAGCGTGTTCTCAGACACGCCGGCCAGCACGGCGATGATGGTATCGCTGTGGCCGAGCGATGCGAGCTTCTGCACCTGCTCCTGGTCCAGTTTCAACGGCTTGCGTGGTCGAGCCATGATGTCCTCGCGTTCCTGATCCCATGCCACGCGCGCAGTGATGAGCACGCCCGCGCCGTGTCCTCACGATAGCCCCCGGCCATGAGTCGAGGCGGTCTTGGTTGAGCACGGTCTCACGGATCTGCGCGATGCGTCGCGTCGATGCGCGCCAGATCGGCGCGCTGCATGGTGCGCGTCAGGCCCGCCGCTGCCGCAGCTGCGCCGACGCCCTCGAGAATGCGCGTGGCGATCCCGGCGGCGTCGAGCGGCGCACCGCTTGCCGTCGCGATCAGGAACGCCGACAGGATCCCGGCGCTGAGCGACACCAGCACCACCAGCCACGGTTCGATGTCAGGGACGGCCAACTTTGCGAGCTCGACGAGATACCCGGTGACCAGCGCCGCGCTGCTGGCGGCGATCACGCTCTCCATGATGTCCTCCTACGGGATCAACCAGCGCGCCAGCGCCGTCAGGACGATCGGCATGATGACGGCGATGAGCGCCGCGACCGCGCCCATCTTGGCCATGCGCAGCTCGAGATCACTGAGCCGCTCCTCGATCTCGCTGAACGCCGCATCACCCTGGTCGAGGCGCTTCTGCATCGTGATGA